CGGAAGAGTACGTCCTCTACCTGGAGCGCTTTGAACGGCAGCCGGATGATCTCGCCCGCGCGGCCGGGAATCGCCCCGCGCTGGATGTCGGCCTTCTCGACGTGCGCGCCTTTCTGCTGCCACACTTCGCCGGCGACTTTGAGCGCGTCTACCGCGCCCATCTGGAGGCCGTACAGCGGCGCGAGGGCACGAGCCTTGTACTGTGCCATCGTCAGCGGGTCGCCCTTTAGAAGCTGACGGCCGGCGGTGATCGTCGCGGCGATCGTGCTCTCAGGCAACTCGACCATCCACTTCATTACATTACCGGCGATGTTCGCCAGGTGCGTCTGCGGCCCGGTCAGAATCGCCGACTTCCACGCCTCGAGCACCTTCTCGGTCGTCGTGGCTTCGCCGACGCCCTTTAGGAACGCGGAGAACTGCGCAGGATCTTTCAAGCTGGTAGCGAGCGCGGCGATGTCTTGCAGCGACCCCTTGCGCTCGGAGAGCTTGATAAGCGTCTCGGCGTCGTCTATCAGGCTGTTGTCGCGCCGGATCTTCTGGAAGATTTGCAGCGCGCGGCCGGCTTCCGCGCGGGCGCCGCGGTACTCAGCGTACACCATCGCGACCTTTTCGTTGCTGGCGAGCGCGGCGAGCTTCATCATCGGCGTGAGTTCGGCTTCCGGCACGCCTTGCAGCTTCGCCATGTTCGAGTAGGCTTCATCGAGCACGGACTTCAGAACGTGCGCGCGAGCGTACAGTTGCGTCGCGTTCTCGGCGGTGCCGATAGCGTGCTCGACTGCGCCGTCGGTAGAGAGCGAGCGCAGCGCCGCGGCGGCCGTCGCCTTGTTCGTCACTTCCCCGCGCGTCTGTTGTGTGATCTCGTCGGCGTATAGTTGCTCGACGCCGCGGAGCACCCCTTTCAGGGTGTCTTGATCGGTGATGTACTCCGGCTTCACCGGGTCTTTGATTGGCGGCTCGCCGAGCTTCGCAGGCTCGCCGTCGTTCATCAGCATCTTGCGCAGCGCTTCCGGGCGCGGGTCGGCGTCGATCGCGGCCTTGATGCGTTCCTCGAGGGCGAGGGGCGCGTAGGCGGCGGGTGTATCGCCGACGGCCAGATCCTTCGCGATTTCCGGGTTCGCCTTGGCGTCCGCGACGACTTCCGCCGGCGGCTTGCCCGTCTCGGCGTACGTGTTCCGTAGCCCCTTGGCGACCGCTACCGCGCCCTTCAGTCCTCCGAACAGGATGGCGTTATCCATGAAGTCCTGCGCGGTCGGCAGATGCCCGTCGAGCGCCGCGGCGGTAGTCGTCATGGCCGCCAGTTCGGTGCCGGCAGTGGCCGTATCGACCGCGAAGCGCGCCTTGGCCGCCGAGAGGCCGCCCTCGAGCACCGCCCGGCCCGCCAGGGGCGCCACAAGCGGCTCGATGACGCGCCCGGCCCCCATCGTCGCCCCGCCGATGACGGCGCCCTTGATCGTGCCCCGCAGGCCGGCCAGGGCGATGTCCTTCAGCCCTTCCCACGACGAGGCGTGGTTCGCGGTGTAGGCGGCCGTCAGCGCCTCGCGGATCGCCATAGGCGCGGCGAATGATGCCGCCCCGGCCACGATCGGGCCGCCAGGAGTACCCGCGATAGCGCCCGCCGCCATCGCCGGGGCATCGCCGATCAGGCCGCCTACGCCGGCCGCGGCGCGCTGATACCATGGCGCGTTCTCCGGAAGCTGCATGTCCGGCAGCTTGCCGCGCTTGATAAGCCCCATGCTGGACGATTGCAGTCCAGCAATTACCGCGTCGCCGATGTCCTTCGCTTGGCGGACAGTGGGTATGTTCTGTACGGGAGACGCAGTAAAATCCTGCCAGGGGCCGCTAGGCCCGGCAGCCGCTTGATAGTCTTCCCAAGGGCCGGCCACTAGAATTCGCCTGTAGCGCCGCCTGTTGCGGCACCCATTTCTTTCCAGTTCGCCGGCTGTTTCGGATCGCCGCCGATGAACTGCCAGTTCTTGCCGTCACGCGTAACAGTTTCCCCGGCCTTTAGCGCGGTGTTCACGCCGCTATCACGCATCTGCGACTTGATCTTGTTGATGGACATGCCGATGAACTCCGGCGAACCGACAAAATCCTTACTCTTCGGGTCGAACACTTGGTTTGGACTCGTACCTGCTTTGCGCAGATCCGCGACTTTTTCGAGCACGCGAGCTTGGTAGTCAAGTTGGATCGCTGCGACGTTCTGTGGACTCCAGTTGACTGTCAGATCAGCGGCCACGGCGCGGCCTACTTCATTCATGGCTTGCGACAGTTTCGTCCCGATAGTGCGACCATTTTCGTCGGTCTGCTTAGACACGGCATCCATCAACCGCTGCGCTTCCGCTCTGTTTATTTGCTTGTTCTTAGCGGCTTCTACGATCTTGTCGCCGTTGTAAATCTTACGCGGGTCGTCGCTGTTGGCGTAGATGTCCAGCCACAACGAAAGTTCTTTGTCGGGATGCGGTTTGTTTTCCTTGTAGGTCGCCCAAAAGTCTTGGAAGTGCGCAAGATTCTCTCGGTCCTCGCGCGGAAGAGTGGAGTAGCGGAGATCGGTCGGCGAGAGAGTACCGTTAAATACCTTCGTCAATAAACGATTACTTTCTGTCGCGTTGTCCTTCTTCTGTGCGTAGTCTGCCTCTTCGCGCTGATAGCGCTGATCTGCTCGTATCGTACGCAGTTGCGTGTCGGCTTCCGCAACACCCTGCTCGCGCTGCTTCGGAGTCAACGTCCACTCACCAGCATTAAGCTTGTCCTTCGTACCTGACGGGTCTTGGCGTGCGGCGGCGTTGACAGCGGCCATGTTCAACTCGCCCTTCATCTCCTGCGCGACTTCTGCGCGTTTATCCGGCGGCAGTTTGCCGGCGAAGGTGTCGAGCAGCGCATCCACGTTCTTCTCTGCCAGCGGCAAGTAGCCCGGATTCGAGCGCAGTGTAGCGCTGTCGCTCGCGAGTAACCCGGTAGCCTGGAGTCGCGCCTGCGCCGCGGCCTGCGTAACCGCCATCCGGTTCGCCTGCTCGTCGAAGACCATGTTGGTCGTCGCAGTGTGCAGGTCGAGCGCGTCTTGCCCCTTCGTCGTCTGGAAGTTCTCCCCGACGGCCGAAAGTTCGTCGTTCATCTTACTCTTCAGATCCGCCGTGTCCTCGCCGTTGAGGTTCGCCTGGTCGAGCAGCGCTGCGTACTTTGTGCGTATCTGCGCCGCGCCGACGATGGCCTGACGCGACTCGTCCTCGCCGATGCGCTCGTGCAGTTGAAGAACGGCCTGGCCGCCCTTGTGCAGTGCCGCGCCGATGTCGCCGCCGACGCCGGATGCGGTAGCCGGTACGAACCCTGTCGGGAGTTCCTGCGGTCGTGCGGTGTAGGTCTGAAGTTTCGGCATTGTCTACCCCGGCCCAGGGCCGATTGAACTGCCCGGCCCGCGGACACTCCCGCCACCGCCGGCACCGAGCAAATCCGCGCCAGCCGATAGGTAGCCCGCGGTGCGTGAAGTCTTGCCTTTGAATTCCTCGAGCGCAGCGCCCATGTCGAGCATGTGCGCCCTGGCTTCGCCGGCGACTAGGATCTGCTGCTTCTCGAGTTCTCCCTGTGCCGCGGTGTCGGCCAGCACGTCGGCGAAACTCCCCGAGCCGGCGTCGCCGCCTCGGGCACCGGATGCGCCGATATTGGCGCGCATGTCTCCCAGGCGCAGGTAGTTCTCGCGCGCCTGCTGCGTGGCGGCGAATAGCGCGTTCTGCCTGGCGTACGCCGCGCTCTGCTGATACATCTTCGCGTTGTAGTCGGCCGCGGCGCCGGCGGCGACGCCCTGATAGAAGTCGCCAAATGCGCTGAGTATCGAGCCTGCGATGGGAAGCGGAGAGGCCATTATGAATCGTCCGATACTTCAAATTGCGGCATAACTGCGAGTACGTTCGCGGGGAACGGGCCGTCTGCGCGCCAGTACACTTGGCCGAGCTTGTCGTAGTCACCCTCGAAGCGTTCCCGTACGACACCGGTAAAGAGTGGCGTGGCCGTGCCGTACGCGTCTCCCCACTTGCGAACAATCAACTCGGTCAACGTGTCCGCGTCCGGGCCGTACTTCAGCCCAAGCGTGTCGAGCAGCCAGAACCCAAGCCGAGAAATCTTCTTCGTCTTGCTTTGCGCCGAGCCGTCCTGCGAACCACCATCGAGCGGCATCGTCTGCCCATCAGACGTGTATGAATAGCCGAGAGTCTTGATCGTGCCAGCGGTAGTGAGTGTAGCCGTGCCGTTCGTCACCACAACATTCGGCTGTCGCGTGCCGTCGACGTACGCCGCCAGTGTCTCGCCTTCATGGTTCAGCAATCCCGTCACGGTGGTTGTGGACGCTGTAAGCGATGTAGTGCCGCTATCGACGTAGAACGCATCCTCTTGCACGTCGCCGGCTGCCCAAATGTTGCTCATGTACTCGATGTACTGCTTCGTGCCGCCGTTGATGTAGCGGTTGACGATCAGATACAACTCGTCGCGCGTCTCTGTCGGGTCGACGACGACCGCCATACTGGTTACGAGCGGAATGGTCAGGCCGTCCGCAGTGCTCGAGCCGCCGAGTTCGTGCCGGTGCCACGCTACGACACCAGCATCGCGGTCGTACGTCATTCCCAAGAGCACGCCATCCGATCGAATAGCCCACACGATCGCTTGCGGCTGTTCCTGGTACGCAAGCTCCGTTATGCTCGGGGACGTGATGTGCTCGGCAAGTTGCGCCAGGTCGGGTGTCATAAATCCGTCTACTTCCCACCGGAACGCCATCTCGCGTAGCTTTCTGCCGCCGCGCTGGATAAAAAGTGACGTGCGCGCAGCGCGAACGGCAGCGGCATTCGCGCTTCCGCGCGATGTCTGCACTTTGTACGTTATGTTCGTGGGCGTTACCGCCTCTCCCTGCGTCGTCGCCCGAATCAACCACTCGCTACGCGTCGTGCCGATCAGCAGTCCCTTGTCGTGCGGCGACATCCACCGGATGGCGTTCACGTCGTCCGAATTCAACAGCCCGGATACGGCATTTGCGCTCGAGACAGTGCCATCCGTGGCCGAGGGCGAGAAGTTTGTGTACTGACCGACGTTCGATCCGTCGAAGCGCTGCGGGAAGGACGACGCCCCGGCGAAGTACAGGCGATCCTCGTAGAACGCCGAGCACGCCGGCCAACCCGTCGTGTTTGACCACACTCCCATGCGCCAATTAAGTTTCGCGTTCGTGTTGGTGAGTGTCGAGAGCACAGTAGCGTTGACGTGCGTCGTGTCGGTGAACGCTGTGATCTGCACGTAGCCCCACGTCGTACCTTCTTGCAGCCGAATAAGCCGACCGACATCTGTGGAAACAAAACCTGTGCCGCCATTGATGCCCGTTACCGCGCTGGCCGTCAACGTGATGTTTCCCGTCGCTGCGCTCGGCGTGAGTGTAGTTGTAGTCGTATTGACCTTATCATACGGCCCGTCGGTGAATACCAGCGCCGCAATCGACCACGACAACGCCGAAGCGCGCGTGAGTACTAACGGGTTGGCGCTCGGGTGCGTGATATACACCGCGTCCGCCGACTGCGTGAATCGTACCTGACTGATGGGGTCAGCGAACAAGCCGGTGCCAACCTCAAATATCTTCGCCATACTACCGGACGTGAACGTGCCGAAATTCGTCGTGTCGATCTTCGTGTAGATCGGATCGAACAGATTGCCTTCTGCTGTCCACAACTCGAACGTATCGGCGGTTGAATTCCTTACTTGAACTTCCATGTTGTTCAACTGCGTCATGCCAAGTACGTCGTGCAGTTGAAGACGAGCGTTGTCGACGTAACCGTGCGCGACCTTCGTCACAACGCCAGGGTTCGCCTTCGTGATAGCCGTGATGCTCTGCGACGCTTGCGTCAGGATGCCGTGATCCGTGTAGAATCGAATCGCGCCGTCGAAATTGTTGTACTCGAGAACGTACGTGTCGGTCGTCGAGAACTGAAACGGGAAGAGGCGCGTCGGCTTGTCACTGTACTTGCACTGATGCAAGAACGCCGTACCTGGGCGGCGCGTCCACGGTCCTTGAACGAGCGGGAGCCCGTTCAAGCACACGAACATGCCGTGGTCGTACTTGTCGAAGTCCTGGCGCCCGAGCAGCAGGCTGCTTAGTTCGCCTGAGTCGAATGCGTTCTGGATCTTGGAAGCGCGTGCCATCTACAGTCTCGCGTTGACCCACGAGTCTTCGGGGAAGCGCTGCGCCGGTTTCTCGATGGCGCCGATGCGCTTCGCTTCGCCGATGGCGAAGTTGTAGTCCTGCATGAGCGAAGTCTTCAGTTCCGTGCTGCCGGTGACTTCCTTGCAAGTGTCGTGCGCCATCTTGCTCGCGACTGCCTCGCGGAACAGCGGATCGTACGCGTTCGGGTCGAGCACCTTGGCGATGTAGCGGATGTCCAGGGGTGACGCATCGGCTGTCACGATGAACGTGCCCTCGCCTTCCGCGCCGCCCTCTATGCGCCAGTCGGTCGCCTGGTTGCTCTCGTCGTCCCGCATCAGCTTCAGGAAGTCGTTCGGGATGCTGTAGCGGTTCCAGTCGCCCCACTCCGTCTGCGAGCCGTCGGCCGCGATCGACGCGCGCCGGATAGAGAACCCCCAATCGTACCGACGAAGCTCCGCGTCGCGAATACGATCGTAGGCGAGGTTCATCGTGCGAGCGTTGGGATGGTCTTGATCGACCGACTCGAGCTTGCGCGACACACCGAGTTTCTGGAGCGCCGC